GACTAAGAGCCGTAAGTATGTCTGCGACAAATCTGCAACAAAATCAATCAGTGGCTATGATTGGACAACAGCGTTTGAGGTTGACCAGATCCGTGAGCAGGACGCAATCAATTACATTATCAATATCGGTGAAAAGCAGCTTGTAGGTGCAGACGCTGAAACAGACTATGTAATCGTTGACCTTGACCAGCCTGTGAGTGGCGAGAGTAACAAAACCACCTATCACGCACGCAAAATCCGTGTTGCGGTCGAGGTTGCAAGTTTTACAAATGATGACGGCGAAATGGGATGCAGCGGTAACTTTTTGGCTAAGGGAGATCCTGTTGAAGGTACTTTTGACACAGCGACAAAAACATTTACAGCAACTACGGAGGTAGCATAAATATGGTTATTAACGGAGTAAATTTACCCGATATTGATGTTGCCGATGCACTTGCTATGGAGCGTTACGAGCACGCTCACGATAATGTCGCAAAAGCAATGGACGATTTACATCCCGAAGGCAAACGCCAGTCAGAGCTTATCCGTGCTCAGTGTACTGCTGTTTTCAACTTTTTTGATGAAGTTTTCGGTGACAGCACAGCTAAAAAGGTATTTGGCGAATCAGTAAATCTGACAACTTGCCTTAATGCCTATGAGGATGTTATCAAGGCGGTTAATGCCCTCGGAGCAAAACTCGGCAATATGTATAAGGGTAAAGCAAATGCGATTAACAATCACATAGGCAAAAAGCATAAGCAGTACAATCATTACAAAAAGACACTTAAACCAGCGACAAAATAATGAATCTGCTTTGTGACAAAACACCCGATACAATAACCGTGTCGGGCGTAGATTATAAAATCAACACCGACTTTAGAGTGTGGATTAAATTTGAACTTATCCTTACCGAACAAATTGACGATACACTCTCAGCTGAAATACTTGCAGAAATACAGCGACTTATATTCAAAGAGCCTTGCCCGATGAACGAAGAAACAGTCGAGGCTATTTTAAACTTTTATCGCTGTGGAAAACCACCCGAAAAGCATTCAGGCGGTGGCAATGATAAAGCTGTATTTGATTACGATTTTGATGACGGCTATATCTATGCGGCATTTTTAGAGCAGTACGGCATTGACCTCAACGATGCAAATTTGCATTGGTGGAAGTTCAGAGCGTTGTTTATGTCATTGCGTGCCGATTGTATGTTTACAAAAATTTTAGGTTATCGCAGTATGCCGATTACCCCTAAAATGTCAACGGCAGACCGCAATTTTTATCAGCGAATGAAAAAACTCTATGCCCTGCCTCTGCCGCTGTCGGTGCAGGAAAAGTATAATGCGATTGAAGAGGCTTTGTTATCGGGAAAATCTGTTGACGAACTTATATAAATTTTGTATAATGCTTGTATAAAATTTATTGAGGTGGTACAACTGTGAAAAAGATTTTATCCTTTATAACTATTGCATTGTTAGCATTGACTTGCACAGCCTGTGGAAGTGACCCGTCAGGCATAAGCAAGGCTGAGTTTGACGAAATTCATACAGGACAAACCTATTCCGATGTTGTTGACATTGTCGGAGGCGAAGGCACAAAGGTGGCAGAAACAGAAGAAGAATTTGATGATTATATTGAATTTACACATACATACAAATTTAATGGTGAAAATGGCGGATATGCAGAATTTGTTTTCACCAAAAAATCCTATAAAGATGTTTTGAAGATGAATTTTGACGATGCTGAATTAACAAGTAAAAATCAATATGATTTATCGTAGGTGATAAATTGAAAAACAAACAAAAAATTAAATGCCCTTTTTGCGGTTACGAAATGCCCATATACTTTGACAAATCGTCAAGGTGTAGGGGCATTTTTATATTTTGCAAAGGGCGAAATTGTAAAAAGAAATTTGAAATCGTTTTAAGCGATAAAAAATAATCAGGTCAAGTAGAGCCATTGGATGCCGATGACCTCACAGTAAAGGATGTGGGATATTGGCGTATGACGGTTCAATTAAAATTGACACCAAAATTGATACCGGTGGTTTTAAAACGGGCATTGATAAATTAAAAGGACTTGCCAAAACAGGTGTGTCTGCAATAACAACAACTCTTGCCGGCATTGCTACAACCCTCGGAGCAGGAGCAACAGCAGCGGCAACAGTCGGCTCGTCTTTTGAGGCGGCAATGTCTAAGGTTTCGGCTATCAGCGGTGCAAGCGGTAAAGACTTGCAGAGCCTTACTGATAAGGCTAAAGAGATGGGTGCTAAGACAAAGTTCTCAGCCTCCGAATCTGCTGAGGCTTTACAATATATGGCTATGGCAGGCTGGAACACAACATCAATGCTCAATGGTATTGACGGTATTATGTCACTTGCCGCCGCAGACGGTCTTGATCTTGCGACAACATCAGATATTGTTACCGATGCAATTACTGCATTTGGCTTAAAGGCATCTGACAGCACCCATTTTGCCGATGTGCTTGCTAAAGCATCAAGTTCTGCAAATACTAATGTGTCAATGCTCGGTGAGAGTTTTAAATATGTAGCACCTCTTGCAGGTGCTATGAATTATAGTGTTGAAGATGTATCTGTTGCTCTCGGTCTTATGGCTAATGCCAGTGTTAAAGGCAGCATGGCAGGCACGAGCCTTAAAACTGCATTATCCAACCTCGCTTCCCCAACGAAGGAAATGAAAGAGGTCATGGATAAATACAAAATCAGCATGACCGATGCCAACGGCAAAGCATTACCGCTCATTGATGTTATCAAAGAGTTAAGGACAAAGTTCAGCGGTTTGTCCGAAACAGAGCAGACAGCCGCCGCAAGTACGCTCTTTGGTAAAGAGGCTATGTCGGGTATGCTTGCCATTGTTAATGCAAGTGATAAGGATTTTAATACTCTTGTAAAAAACATTGATAATGCAGACGGCTCGGCTCAAAAAATGGCTGACACAATGCAAAATAATCTGCAGGGACAGATTACGATACTAAAATCAGGGCTTGAGGGATTAGGCATCGAAATCTACGAGAGTATGTCCGAGCCGCTTACTGATGCCGCAAAAGAGGCTCAGAACTATGTAAGCAGACTTACCGAGGCATTTACCGAAGGCGGATTATCGGAGATGATTGAAGAGGCAGGCTCTATTTTTGGCGAACTTGCAACAAAAGCAGTTGAAGCCGCTCCGAAGATGATTGATGCCGCAATGTCTTTTTTGCAGGCATTTGTTAACGGGATCGCAAACAACTCCAACAAACTCGTTAAAGCGGCTATAAACATCGTAAAAACATTGGTTAAAGGCATAAGTGACCGTGCTCCCGATCTACTGTCTGCGGCAAAAAGTATCGTAGATGCTTTAACTAAAAACTTAGTTAAGTTACTGCCAAAAGAACTGCAAGCCCCCGTTAAAGAGGCAATTAACACTATCAAAAAATCCTTTGAAAATGGCGGTCTTAAAAAAGCTATCAATACAGTTAAAACCATATTGATTAACCTCGGCAAAACTATGACTAACATTGCAAAGGTTGTTATACCACCGCTTGCAAAAGCTATTGATATTGTCGCTGACAACCTTAATATACTTTTGCCAATTGTGACAACTGCTGTCACAGCGTGGAAGGCTTGGCAAATCATATCAGCAATTACTGCTCTTGTGAAAGAGCATGCCGCATCCGTTACCGCCGAAAGTCTTGCTGAGGCGGCATCACTCGGCACTATAACGCTTAAACAAATCGCAATCGGTGCATTAACAGGTGAGATTACACTTGCCACAGCCGCTCAGTATGCTTGGAACTTGGCAATGTCACTCAATCCGGCTGTGCTTATCTTGACGGGAATAACAGCACTGACAGCCGGTATTGTTGCATTTTCTGCCGCCAACGGTGATGCAACGCAAAGCACAAATGACCTTGTAACTGCTGAAGAATCGCTAAAAACCGCAAATGACAATCTCTCGGAAACATATGAGGGTATCGGTGATAAGATTAGTGAGTTTATGGACGGAGTCAACAGTTCAAGCGATGTGCTTGATGGGTTTAACGATTCGATTATCTTGTCAAAGGATAAACAGCAAGAGCTTGCTGATAAAATGGACAGCGTGCAGACAGAAATTACGGAAATCGCACGAACTGCCAAAGAAAAGCGTACAGAACTTACCGATGAAGAAATTCAAAGACTTGACGATCTTTTTGCTAAGCAAAAAGAATTAGCGGATCAACAATTAGAAGTTCAACAGCAGTATCAAAATGTAACCAAAGATATGGCAAAGGATTTAGTTGCTGACCACGATATGAGCCTTGAAGAGTATGAACAATATTCGCAAGAGTATTCTGCTACAGCTCAACAAACAAGGGATAATACAATAAAAGCTGCCGAAGAACAAAGGACAAATTGGCTTGCCGAGAAACGAGCACTTATCGGCACTGATAAACAATATACCGAAGAGTGGTACAACAAGCAAAGAGAACAAGCCAACAAGGATTACAAAGCCGCTGTCGATGAAGCTAATAAGGTTTGCGGTGATACCATTAGTATTCTTCAGAAGGGCTACTATAACCGAGCAAATGTATTACAGAATTCAACCAAAGATTTGAAAAAATTAAATCAAGATGAAGCTGACGAAAATACAACACATAAAAATAACCTTGAAAGTATTGATGCCAAATACAACCGGGATTTAAATGATTTTCTCGCCGAAGAAAAGGACAATAGAATTGCGGCTCAAAAATATAAAATATATCTTGATTCAAAAAACCGAGAGATAACTGATGAAAATACTCGGCACGCCAAAAAGCAAGGCGAAATAAGGAATCAACAAACCAAAATCCTGAATGATGATAATTATCAAAAGCAGCTGGCTGGATTTTTAGGACTGGAAAGTTTGTATGAAACCTATACCGGTAAAACGGGTGAACACTCCAAAGAAATTGTTGATGCTTTCTTTACACCAATGAAAAATATGCCAAAGGATACTAAGGAAAGTTATTCTCAGTCTATGGAAGGAGCAATTAAAGGACTTGATGAAAAAAAGAACAGCTTGTATCTCAAGGCGGTTGAAATCACAGGGGGATTTATAAACACCGTTCGCAGGATGTTGGACGAACACTCTCCGTCAAAAGTATTCAAAAAAATCTTTGCCTACGCCCTCGAAGGCGGCGAAAATGGACTTGATGCTGAAGCTCCGAATCTATATAAGCAGGCTGACACGGTGGCATCCACATTTACCGAGCGTATGCAGGCAGGTGTTTCAGCTGACGGTTTAGTCAGCAAGATGAGGGCGGCTGTGTCTGCAGGACAGTCAATGCTTAGATCCAAATTTACCGCTGATGTCAACCACAATGTCGAGCTGATGAGCGAGGATAACGAGCGTAAGTACAGCCTTAAAGGCGATATTCACACCTCAATTAATATTGACGGTCGAGAAACAGCTGTGGCACTCACGCCGTATGTTTCTGAAGAACTTGCATGGGAGGACAGATAAAATGCTTAACGAAATGACAATAAACGGCGTTGATATTTCCGCATACAATGCCCGTTTACAAAGCTATTCGGTCAGCGGTACAACCGTTACCAACAATTTATCTGCCTCTCGCAGTATCTTAACAGCTCCGTTACTGTTTTCTTCCGTTCCCGGCACAAGAACTTTGACTTTAACTTTGACTTTTTACCCTCACTATCTTGGTGACTATGCAAAAGGTTTGACAGTTTCCGACCGCCTTGCAATAGCAACTGAAAATATAACTGTATTTGAGGGCTTGCTTGTTGGCAAAGTAGTTGAAATTGCTCTTCCTGATGGATTTATATACACGGCAATTGTCAACAGTATTGCCGCCGCAACTTTTGATAGCAGTGGTGAGCATGATGTTACATATACTTTTAATGCTGTAAGACATAAAGCTGTAATAACTCAAAGCGTAAAACCAAACGGATACATTATCTGCGAATCTAATACACCTACCTTGCCTGTTATTACCGCCAAATACAACAGCATAGCAAACACTCGAAACAAAGTTAAATTGGCAGATGTAACAATTAAATCTGTCACATCAGGTATGACGGTTGTAATTGACAGCGTAGCAGGGCTTATAACGGCGGACGGTAAAAATAAGTTTAATGATTCTGACTTGATTGACTTCCCCGTGTTGAACCCGGGAAAAAATATTGTTTCTTCAACGGAGTCAGATGTTGAAATTTCTGTGTCCTATACACCGATTTACATTTAGTTTAGGAGGTGTTTAAGATGTTTTTAAAGGTATTTTACGGCGATGACATAAAGGTTTATCGTGACATTGACAGCACCTTTTTCCGCACTCGTTCAGAGGACGGTTTGATGTCATTACAGTTTGATATATCGCCTGACCATGAGTTGTACAGATACTTTGCCTTGTACGGCTCAGTTGAGTATGACGGACAGCGCTACCTTATAAACGGCATCAATGAGCGTAAAACGGTAAGCACCATTACTTGTGAGCTTGACCTCACGGGACTCAACTATAATGTTTATCCGACCTATAATAAGAGCACCGTTAGCTTTTCAAGCGTATGCTCGGAGATTTTAAAAGGCACAGGTTGGACTGTTGTTGATGCCGACCTCGTAGCCGCTCGCCGCACCCTTGAGCTGACTGATGTAAC